TCCATTTATAATCAATAGAAGAAGCATCATTCCCTGCATCAGTATGTACATCAGAAGTTGAAACCTTTTGGATGCGCAATCCATCGGGGCAATAAAAGAGATAATCTCCCGCAGGAAATGCAAAGTTTACCGCCGCCGTAGAATATGCAGATGCCCAAGCAGAACTGGAATACTTACGCAGACCAGCCGCACCCCATGACCATACAGCACTGTTCCACGTACAAAACCCCTCTTTGGCATTGTTATTTGTTTCAGATGAAGTAGCAGATGTAAATAACATTGCTATATCAGGATGGCGGGTATCCACCTGTCCTGTAGTGTACATATAACGGCTGGCATCGTCGTACCACATTCCACCAAAGCCGTGTCGCCAATCTGTTTGTAAGTACGGCTGATACAGCATAAGTTCGGAGTGGACAACCGCCCCGCCCGCTGCTGTGGCTTTAGGCGAAAAGTCCGTTACGTCCTTACTGCGATACGAGGGGACATTAATTCTGTAATACTTGCCATTAATTTTGACATCTCCCCTATCCATAATTAACTATACTCCTTCTCTTTACTTCTACGGAGTGCTTGAGCTATTCTCATTTTCTCTTTAGTTTCTTCGGTATGTTTGCGTCCTAACCAATTGGTATTTCCCATTTTGAGTATGCTTATTTGTCGTCTTTCTTCCTCTGTGAATTTGCGACCTGTATTACTTTTATTTCCCAAACTTGCAAAATGATGTTTAAGTTTAGTTTCATCTGAGCGTTTTATTCCAATAAGAGAAGCTCTTATCTTAGCTTTAGTTTCCTCCGAATGATGTTTGCCTTTAATCCAAGGTACTTTCCCTTTCCCACCTTCACTTATCTTTCTACGTGTCTCATCCGTGTGTTTGAATCCTAACGCGTATTTATTTCCCCTGCGAGCGACACTCATTTTGCGTTTGGTTTCATCTGTAGCTTTAATTCCTAAAGAAGAACCTGCTACAGGTGCAATATTATATTCAGGGTTCATCTGGTTAATAAATTGCTGCTCATAATATATAAGTAAATCTATAGGACAAATCGCAAGAACATTAAATTCAAATGCATCTCTTCCATATTTATTCCAAGCATTTTGAAAATAGATAGAATGATGTCTATTTCTGGTAAGTGCCCATTTATGGGTCGCCCATCTTTTAATGAGATTCTTAGCACTTCCAATATATCTGTGTCCATTACTCTTATTTACAATTTCATAAATACCAGAAGGAGCATCTTGTCCGTTAATCTTTACATCGCCGCGTTCCATTACTTCATACTCCATTCATTCGTGTAGAACTTCCGTAAGGAAGCTGGTATGTTCTCAATGTCTCCTTTGGCTATTTCCCATAAAGTAGCATATAGTTCTCTACGAAATTCAATAGAAACTGGATATTGCATCTTTAATTTAGAAAAAATATCTTGTATGCTTGGTATTTTACTTGCCTCTTCTGCAAAATCTCCATCTATGCTTGGATTTCCAAGAACCTGTATATCAAATCTGTGTGCCTGTTCGTGTTGTGTTGTGCTTATTCCACGACTATAAAATTCGTCATAAGATTGGTCATACCACCCTAACAGGGTATCTTTATTTTGACTCGCATTAGTCCGAACTTGTTTCAGGTGTGCATTAAACTTCTCTTTATCCTTGTGATAATCTTTACCGCCGTATTGATATAGCATTGCGGGCTGTGGCAGAGGTGGAGCAGATTTGCCTGTTCGGGCTACTCCACTTATTCGTGGGGGCATAACAGGAGGTGCACCAATCCCTGCCTTACCAGCAGCAATAGGCTTCTTATCATCACTTTTTGGAAGCGGTTTTATGTAGGGTATCTGTGGCATAATACTACCTAATAATATCAGGTAAATAAGGATATACTTACTTGCGCCTTTTATATAAGAACTCCCGATAAACATTTTCACCAAAAATTGCAGGTGTCATTGACAGCCGAATCAACTTTGAATCTGGTACAACAAAATTCTGTCCTGCTGTTTCATCTGGTTCAGACCCTAATACGATTAGACCATAGCCCGAATTTTCGTGATAGAAATACTCTTTTGTGGCTCGTGCAATGTGCCCCATATATTCTGTAATGGTGTCCAGATTCATTTCAGATATGCTATGGAAATTAACGAATACATCTACTGAATTGTCTACCAAATTTCTTATCTCAAAATGAGGCATTAGAATATAATCATACGGCTCATCTGTTCTATCCTCTCCGTACAAAAGAAACCGTTTCTCTGGAAAGGCTTTCATTAGAAAATATTGGCTGACAACCAAGACTTCAGGCAAATCAAATTCAATATATTGAATGTTTGAATCGCGGGTCAGGAAGTAGGCGAGTAAGCCGATGCCGCCGCCTATTTCTGCCACAACGGGATTTTCAATTCCATCCAATAACGCCTTTATCTTTCGACTATAATAATGATAGCGTGGCGTTCCAGGTACAATAGGTATGTTGTTTACTATTACCCCGTACGGTTTTCCAATCTTCGGAATCTGTAGGTCTTTTAGATTCCTTTCCCCGTCCGTATAATGTTTCCATGCCCGCACTTCTTGCAGGATTCGGTCATACATTCGTTGGATAACTTCCTCATCCTTTGTGTCTATCCCTTCCGCAAATTCTTGGGGAGCAATAAAGCATGAACAGCCGTTATGCCATAAATTTGACAGCAACTCTTCTACAGCCTTTTCATCACGAGCAGATAGTGCGTCTGTCAAAGGTTTGCGCAGGAGTAGAAATGTTTTCCACATCGGGCTGGGTTTATAGATAGCCCCCAATTCCTTTTGATGTTCCTTTGCCTTATTATAGGCTTCAATAATTCTCGGTATTAATTCCACTGTAAGGGATTCTCCTCTGATTCTGCTCGCGGTCCGTTAGGGTCGCGCTCCTGCCAAATTGTAGTTGGCATACGGAATGAATTTTTCTCCCGATACTGGTCAGCCTTTATCCTACCCATCTGTTCCATTGCCGCGTATTTATCGCGGTCAGCCCGCGTGCTGGCGATTCTGGAAGCCGCCAAAATCTCAATCGCACGATTGATGATATACTCTTTTGGCACAACAGTTTCATCGGAATCGGCAGTTAATTCGGCTGGTTGGGTAGCATAAATTAATCGGAAGCGCATACCATACGCGCCTGTCGGATTCTTGGTAAGATACATCTTGCTTGGAAATTCAGGTTTGTCAAAACGAATAGCCGTCATTCTATACCAGTCACTTTCCTGTTCGGCTGTATCCCACAATTTGTATTTGCTGGTCGTGTCGGGATTGGTGGTGAAATCATCAGAACTTCCCCCACCCGTTGAAATGGTGACGCGCGTAGAGGTTGCACTTATCACATCCCGCAGTTGTCCTTTGCCTGTTCCATCATAGATAGATACCTTCCAATCTGTATCAACAGATGAGAAGCTGGAAGTAGTATCATCAAAGTAGGTGCTGGAAGCTGCAGTTACCTGTCCTGATTTTACATCATCCCCCTGCTCAATAAGCACAGAGGCAAATATCCATGGGTCATAAGTTAAGTTGGATATGTCATATTCCAGCTTATCCTCTTCTACAATCATTGATTCGTCTACCACTATGTCATAGAAGGCAGGGAAGCCCTCCTGAATTGAGCGATTTATGGCACGATGAATTTCGTGTGGACTGAATATTGTGTGCAGTTCAAATGAAGTTCCTGTAGAAGCGGCGGCTGTCAGATTATATTCAGGAAACAGCGCATTGTCCGTTTCTGAAAATCTTACTATCTGCCGTACTGCTCCAACATTACCCGTCGCCGTGTCGCTGGATATGTACAGCCAAGAGTTCTTCCAGAAATCATCATCCTGCGTCAAAGACGCGTCTACAATTTTACTTGCAGAACTTCCTGAATCGGCAGTTAATGACGTTTCATAGCGCTGGAAAAAGGGCATTGCCAAGTCCATCGCAATGGCGCGGCGCAAGGTAGTCCGCGAAGTTGTGGGTTTAGCCATACGCTAACCTCCGTTAGTCTGTCTGTATCTCCAAAATAACTGTCAGGTCTTCACCTGATGTATATGTGCCAGTTCCACCTGATAGCAGTAAACCATACAAATCGTTGCCATCTTCTAATTCAAATGCAACATCTTTGTCGGTGCTGAAAGCAACGGCATTATCGGCGAGTGAAACATAACTTCCTGTGCCAAAAACTATCCGTCCTGTGATGTTTGGAATATCGGTATCTGCTAAATCTAATGCAGAATTGTCGGCAGTAATTCCACCCGTAGCCAACGCTTCTTTGAATAAGAGCAGGGTAGCTTTCTTGACCTGCTTAGCCATATCCACCAACATTGCGCTCTTAATTATGCCCCCACCAGCATCTCTGCCTAACACATTTGAAAATGTTATCAGGCTTCCTATAATATCCCCCGAAGCATATCCTGTGGTAGATGGGGTTACTGTAGCAGTAATACGCTGTGTATTAGCATACAGTTTCGGTCCGTTCATATTAGGCATTTTGCCCTCCCATTTCAATAATATTATCTGGTCGTCTATTAATGTCAAGTTCTGGGAATTTCGCAGCAACTTCGGCGAAGTTCCGCATTGAACCCCCATCCCCAACACCTAAAGCATCTTTCAACTTATCCCGTTCGACATCCATTTCTTTACGAGAATAGTAATCTCGTGCAATGAAGTCGGGCACTTGCGTGGGCTTGCCTGGCGGTAATGTCCAACGGAAAGTCTTTCCTCCAAATGCTACATCTATTGTTTCAGCGATTGGCTTGGTAACAAAAGAATCTCCCACCCGCAAGCGTTGCTGTTTACCTGAAGAGTAAACCGTTACTTTTGGTGCTTTACTAATCTTGTCCCTAAACTCCTGCAATTCAATGGCAGTCTTCATATCAGCTTTTGCCTTCATTTCGCGGGCATATGCTATTCTATCATTCGCAAACTTTGCCTGAATCTTGTCCTTTGCTACTCCCGTAACCCTCAAGTTCTCAGCACGAGCATTTATATCTTGTGCAAATTTTACAGGGTCTTCCCTGAATTGCTGGGCGGTTTCCTCGCGTTCCTGCATCCACGCCCGCATCTTGCGCATATCTTCATCTTGACGCTGTTGATTCTTGAGCAGTTCGGCTTGTCCGCGTATCAAATCACGCAGGGCTTGCCCAATATCTGCCGCCTCTTGGTCGGGCATATCTACAAATTCATCACTTACCAATCCCTGAATTACGGGGTCTTCACCTACACCATCCAAGCGAACTTCCTTATTCAAGATTTCCGCTTGTTCAGCTTCAGAGTGTAAACCCTTGTCGTCTGTATCCGTCATCTTGTTGCCTCCGCCCCCCTCTCATAATACTCATCAAAAATAATTACTGATTGTTTGTTCTCGTGTATGCTCCCATTTATTACCTGCAATAAATCTCCCTGCTTGATGACCTTATCTTTATACTCATCCACTTTGGGCTTGAGCTCTTCATACTTGTCTACCAATTCCATTACCTTGTCCCGACAGCCACGCAGGAAATTGTAGTTTGTAATTTCAGTATCGAATTGTCGCTTCAATTCCGCTTCGCGAAACTCATATAATTGTCGCAATCCAATATCAACATTATCGAAAGCATACAGCTTGCCCTTAAGCAGGGGACACTTTTCTGGAAGATAAATCTCTATCCCTTTATCTTGCATATAACCCAAAAAGTATTCTGCGCTGTCCCGCTGGTAGCGATATTCCGTTCCTGCATCCATTTCAAAACCATACGCTTCTACGCGTTCAAATCCCAACAGCATAGCCATTGCCGCTTGATAGGCAAAGGTGCTGGTATAAAAGTTACCGAATTTGGCACGCGCTTCCTCTATAGGATAGCGAACAGATGATGGAAATTCTGGATACTTTTCGGCACAGTAAATAGGAAAGTTGTGTTTCTCACATAACCAATCCCAATGCTTCCTATCACTTTCAGTCTGTCCGCGACATTTCTTAAGATAAGAAAGGGCATGGAGCTGAAACCATCTATCCGCACGCTTCATCCACTCGTGTTCGTGGGCTTTATTCAATCCCCATATTTCTACATTAGGATCGTCCCACGGAGTCAGGTCGCGGGTAGTTGCCGCAAAACCAACAAGAGCGACTGTGCGTTTATTCTTACGTGCTTCTATTAATTGTTCGTTATTCATTTTCAATCTGCTCCATTGGTACTTCATTACTTGGCACTTCTCCAACAGGAGTGAAGTTCAAAAATATGTCGTGATATTTTATGGCAAAGTTCATACCCTGCACACGACCTTTTTGAAGCTCGTAAGTATCTTCCTTGTCCACCAATTCCTTATAGAATTTATCTGCCTCCTCCCGAATTTCGGGATGTATCTTAACCAATTCTGTATAAACCTGCAATGCCCCTCTATCCAATTCAATCTGTTCCTTGAGCTCCTTGTTCTTGGAAATGAGCTTTACCATATTCACTTCCATATCCTGTCGCCAACCTATCCATATATCTTCATAGGCGTACACAGGACCAGAAAGGAAACTGCCCGACGGGGGCACATATAAATCAATTCCACGCGCGCGTAACCTACCACCCATCCAACTCGCACAAGGGCGTTGTAGATAATATTCGGTATTGCTCGCCATTTCAAATCCGTATAATTCGATTCGCTTGTAGCCGAGCAGATACAGATGACCCATTATCAGAGCTATGCTGGACGTAAAATATCGTCTGCCGTCTGGGGTCAAAAATTCATTATAAATATCTTCTATAGGGAGTTTTACGCTGGACGGAACTTCAGGATATTTGTCCTGCATAAAGATAGGGAAAGGGTGCTTCTTCTGTAACCATTCCCAGTGCTTTGGGTCATTATGATTAGATTCTCGCGTGAAAGTAGCGTACGGATGGAGTTGATACCAGCCAGCCACATTCTCCATCTTAGCTTTCCACCAACGCTTATTTAAATCTGTTTCAGGATTGTCGGGAGTATCTGACCAAGAATACTCCTCATTTAATCCAAAGAGGTCAATCTTAGGATTATTCCACGGGGCTTGTCCCCGCGTTGCTGTTGCAAATCCTACAACAGCCGCAATGTCATTCTTGCGTACGAAACCGTTTCTTTCCTTAGCCAAAATATTGCCTCCGCAATAATAAAGTAGGGAGAGCAGTTTGACCCGCTCTCCCCCAAATCTAACTATGGTGCAATGTAATTTTCATCCGCAAACGGGGAGTAAATTATTCTTGCACTAAAACTTCCCGCACTGCCATCATAGCCCGCGCGAATGGTGACGGTTGTGGTTGTTAAATAACCACCTCTGTAGATTGCGGCATTTAAGCCGTTCTTCATTGAGTGAGTACCGTTATTCGCAACTTGGGTGTCTGATATAAAGCAGTCACTATCGCCAGTTGTTCCAAGTATGACGTAATTTCCATCGTATCCAGTTCCCATCGTAATGATGAGGTCTTCAATCCATACATTCGGTGGGACTTTGAATAGGGACTGGGGCGAAGTATCGCTTGAGGCACTTACTGTCTCTGAAAAGGCAGAGTATGTGCCGTGTTTTAACGCTCTCGCCACGAGATGCCCAGGGGCATATTCAGGCGGAAGTCTAATGTCTTTAGCGCTCGCCATTATTTACCTCCATCCTTATGAAGAGGTAGCGGGATTCAGGTTAGTGTCAGTCCCGCGACGATAGGTTATGCGCAGGCGAACTTTGCCCGCAGAGGCAAGAGCTGCCGCTTTCACCAAATCAATGGTGTCGCTGGATGTATACAGTTTGCCCTGTGAAAATGCAACAGTGGTTGCCATATTAGCAAACACACCAGAGGTTGCCGCCACGTTGAGCAGGGTATCTGTCCAGAAGCCGTCCACATCAGTTCCGTCACCAATGGTCATGGAGACGGCTCCAGTACCAGCGGTACAGACTTTTAGGACAACTTGCGACTCCAGATTTTCAACAAACACATTTGCTTCATTGATGTTGATTAACGCAGTCGTACCAGTACCCGAACCAATGGTCACATCGGGGCTTTCGCCTGACGCGCCAAAGGTCATAATTTTACTGAAACGACCTAACGATTCACCAACACCAGGAATATCTATAGCCATTTATTTTACTCCTTAATCAGCTGAGAATACGTTAGTGTGGTACTGATTCAAAATCCAAGTGGAGTCGAGTATCTCACAGTCGTGAGTCATCTTCCACCCGATTGAACCGCGTTGATTCAACGGGTTCTCTGCACCACCACTATCAACGGGTTTCACGATGATGTCCACGGGACGAACAGATTTGCCCGTCATGGTGTATTCATCAGTTCCCGCCATATCCACATTCTTCACGTCCAAGCCAGCCATACCAGCCACAGCAAATGAATCTGCGCCAATGTAAATCGCGCCATAGATGTCATCATTGCTCACGCCACCATCAGCCGCTTCATACGCGTTGGATGAGATATAGATGTCACAGTTTAGCAGATAGCCCATTTTGCCTGTGCGTAGTGCATTCGGCTCGGTCTCATTCACAAACAAGTTCACAAAGGTTGCGTCTTGCATAAGTGAAGCATAACTGTGTGGATGCAGAATCAATACGAAGCGTCCGCCGTCCACAGGACGGGCATTAGCCGCTTCCAACGTGCCAATCGCTTTCACAACATCAGCATAACCAATGTTGCAGTCAGGCGCATCCAGACTTGTGGTAGCCGACACGCCGCCTGTATAGGCAGCGGTAGCACCCGAAATCAATGCGTTTCTGACCAGCGTATCAGCACTCAAACCCGCCTGTTCCCCAAGGATTGCGCTCGTTTCTAATACGAGCGGGTCCATTGACTCTAATTGCACTTGGTCGGTTATCCCGATCCAAGCTCCATACCAATTGGGGTCTAAGGTCACGGTGGAAATCGAAGGTGCAGATTGCTCTGTGGGAGTTGTCCCTTCCGCGAGAGTGCTTGAAATTGCACTCAAAGCGGAATACTTGCGAATTTCCATCGAACCAAATTTGTTCAGGGTGGCGGGGCGTCCCCATCGCCCGTGCACCAAACGGGGCAGAGCGCGGGACAGTAAACGTTTTTCATACATTACCTTTATAGCATCAGCCATATTGGTAGCATTAACGTTATACGCCATTACGAACCTCCTTTAGGTTCTATTTTTGTTTTGCTAAAACTTCGTTAAGGAGGTCAGCGGGAAGTTGTCCCGATTCAATAAGTTTGAAAAGTTTGTCTATGTCGTAGATTGAGTCTCCCCCAACCTTTTTCTTGGCGAGTTCTTTGAGGGTCATTCCACCCCCGACCGTACCAGTACCAGGCTGGGCAACTTCAGGCGGAGTCTTTGCTTTACTTACAGGTTTCGCGGGCGCTGGGGCAACGGTAGCCTCTTTCAATTTCTTGGAGACGGCAACCATTCCACTCGCAAAGAGTTTTTCAACTCCTTCATCTAACGCAAGGTCTTTGCGGGAAACGCCCAGCTCATTGGTGAAATAATCGAGATAGTAATAATATTGCGAAAGTTGTTGCTTTTCCTGTTCCGCTGCCTTCGTCTGTTCCTCCAACTCTTTGAGTCGGTTCAGCGAAAGGTCTTTCTCATACGCATCTCGGTCTTTCTCACTTAGTGTGGCTCGGCGCAATTCCTCAATTTGTTCTTGATACTTGCGTTCCTTGTCACGAAACTCTTTGGTAATTTCAGACTCGCGCTTTTGAAGCGAGCTCTTCAATCCCGATATGTCCTTTTCAGACTTCTCAAGAAGTTCCTCATATTTCTTGCGGAGCTCCTCAATTTCGGGTTGTCCTTCCTTTACCTCTTCCTGACCCGTTTCTGGCGTCGGCTGTTCTTGCTCCAACCCTTCACCAACGGGCGTCGCATCCGCAACCTCGTTGGTATCTGTGTCAGTTACTAACATTACTAAATTCCTCCCATTAACTAATATTTAATTATAACACATTTTGGTAGATTTGTCAAATATTTATCATAAAATTCATACATATTGAGCAAGAAAGGCGTTTATTTGCTCGGCATATTGGGGGTATCTTTCCGCTAAACGTAGTAAGTATTGGCGGGTTGCATCTGATATAGGTCCGCCCTGTGCAATAATGTTGGCGAGTTCGGATTCTAATGCAGGGGATAGGGTAGTTACGCCCGCTAATTCGGTATACCATTTAGGCATTTTAGGAACACCCGCAGACCCTAATTTATTGGGGGCAAGCAGGTCGCGAACTTCACGGGATGAACGGAATCCGACAGGCACTATCGCGCCTGTTCCGCTTTGCACTAAAGCTTTTCCACTTCGTCCTCCGCCTCCGCTTGAGTAACTGCCTCCATAATAGGAAGCACCAGAAGAGGACTTGGCAAGATAAACACTTGCCCAATCGGGATTTTGAATTCCAAACTGTTTGCGCATTTCATAATAAGCATCAATTATTTCTGCCTGCTCTGGATTTGCTTTGCGCCACTTCTTCTTAAGAGAGGAGGTCAGACCTTGATAATGATTAAGAATATCTTGCCAGCCTTCTCCGAATTCTTCTGCCATCATAGCCAAGAACTGCTCATTCTTATTTTGGGCAGCAGCCAAAACAGTCAACTGCTCGGCGGTGGGCTCGTTGATTCCCATATTGGATATAGTGCGCAGGACATCCACATACAATTCTTCCAAAGCCTCTTGGGTCAAAGAACCACCATTTATACCATTAAAGAAGGTGTTTAGGTCATCTGTATTTCCATTGAGGATAGCAAAGGTATCGTAGAATTCGGATTTTCTGTCGGGCGTAAGCCATCCATATAATTCATAAATCTTATCATATACTTTCTCTTGCTTATCCTGCCCAAGAACTTGTGATTCCTCCAGACCAAGAACGCCTCGTTTCTCACCGACTGCCTGTTCTGGAACTTCTGACACACCTTCCGTCGGCATCTGGTCTGCGGGCTGTTGAGATATAGCTAACGCTAATTCTTCTGGTGTAAATTTAGCGCCATACATACGGATTACTTCAGCTATTAACTGTTCGGTAGTTGGTTTTGGATGAGCTCGTAACCAATCATTTTCCGTCTTTGTCCGAATGTATCCTTTTAGCCCATCTACCGCCGCAAAGTACGGTTCAGAATACAAAGATTCCCACGCACGCATAACTGCTTCAATAGGAGAATCCTTACCCATCTGCCAAGCAAGAAACCCTTTCTCATCTGTTTGGCTCATCAGTTGTGGAAGTATGCCCAACACGTCCTGTTCTTGAAGTGGCTTTGACATTGTAGCAATGACATTCAAATTGAAGATGGGCTTCATCTCTTTAGCCAACTTTGGCAAGGATTCAAACCACGCCCGTACTTCTATTTGATGCTCTGTCCATTTTTGGTTGTTCTCGGTATCCCATTGCGGATATGTGGCGTACAGCATTTGCCACCACAGATTTTGATAATGTTCGTATACCAGATTTTGTGGCTTATATCCGATTGTCCATGCCTTTTGTGCGGGCTCATAAATCTTTTGGTTCTCTAATTCAGTAAGAGCCGTCCAAAGTTTATTACGGTTCTCAACTCTGCGTGGATCGTCGTAGGGAGTACCAACAGGAAGCGCACGTTCCTTTATATCATACAAATCATACAGGTCGGATTGGGCGGCAAAGTATTGGGCAGAAAGCGTTTCAGTTTGCATCTTGATGTTGATTTCATCTCGACGTGCTTGTCCTGTAATAGAGTTGCCATTCTCATCCACTACCCAACTGAAAGCATTGCGAGCAGTCCACAGCTTCCCTTCAGGAGAGTTATAGCGTTTATCTGTATAAAGATTGTATAGTTCGGTTGGACCTTTCTTTGGAAACAGCAGGGTCATCTTTGCATCATCATTCATCGCCGACACATAACGATTATATTCATCCCGCAGAGCATACAGCTCAACATCACCAGGTGTGAACGGCTTTCCATAAATGCCAACTGCCCAACCAGAAAGTTGCTTGTAGTAGTCGGATAAGCGTACCGCATCTAACGTCTTCTTATACAGGGGATTCTGCTCCCGCTCGCGTATTGCCTGTTCCGCTTCCTTATAAATAGCCAATTTAGCTTCTACATCGGATTCAGCTTTCATTCGAGATAGGGCAGATTTCAATATTTCATTTTCAACAATGTAATCAAACCATTCTGCCTGCGGTCGGTTAGTGTCTGCCAAATCCATTGCAAAATATTTCGTCCCAACTGCATCTACCCAGTTCCAAAAGAATGGTGGAATTATGTCAGGCGGCACAGCCAATGCTGCACCAAAGCTACCTACTTTTTGTAGCCAAGTTTGTGATGTGTATGGGTCTTCTGGTGTCCCAGGTAACATAGCCATCCCAATATCAAATATCGGGCTGGTTCTCATTCCAAATTGCTGTCCGTAACTTTTGAACCACGTCACAAATTGACCAACCGAATTCATGTCTTCCACATCGGCATCGTATTGAGTGTTGCCTGAGGGGAAGAAATAACGCAGGAAAGGCGATACTGACATTGGGTCAATCCACACCTGTGTATTTCCAATCGGTATCATAAATTTGCCTTTGGTGGATTGTAATTGTCTGCCCTTACTATCTACTGCTCCGTGCTTGTATGCCTGCGCGCGACTGAAGTTCTTGAACTTGTTGTAATAGATAGCCACGCGTGGATGTTCGGCAACAATGCGTACCCAAGTGGCAGAGCCGCGAGACGCGAACCCCCAGAAAGGAACGACGGTCTTTATGAATTGGTCATAGACGGTTTCGGTTGGCACGCGCATTGCGTACTTCATATAAGGAATTGCACCCTCTAAATCATAGCCAGCAACTTTCCCGCCATACATAACTTTCTCATACATATCTGCCATTGCTTGAGCAACTTTGTGATTGGCTGATTTTACAGCGTCGCCCGATAATTCGGCAACAGGTTTCTGAAACAATGTTCCATCGGCAAGTTGTTTCTTGGCTATCTTATTCCATTCATCCAGTAGATTGCGCATACCAGCAGATTTTGATGTAGTTGTGACTTGATGTGTCACCCATTGTTTTGCATCGTCGGGTAGCATTCGCGGATGCCACGGCATACCATAATTCATATCCCCTAAAATATATACGTGGTTGTGATAATCAACCACAGATTGCAGATAAGCAACGGTTTCTTCCAGAGATACAGCTTCATTTTTAGCTCCTGCTTTAACCGCCTTCTTTAATGCAGTCAAAACTTCATCGGCTGTAAGTTCATCAAACTTCTGTCCTGTCTTCAGATATGGAGCAACAATCGGTTCTAACAATTCTTGGTGAGATTTGCCACTTACAAATTCGGTCTTCTTAAGTACATCCCAATATGCCTTACGTTCCAAAACAGGGTCGGTAACATTTTGGATAATAGGAGTGGCAACCTGCTTGCCTAACTTCAAATCTAAAATCTCTTCGCGGGTTAGAGATATGGGAGCATCCCACGCTTCGGGCGTACGTAAACCAAAGCTGGTATTCAATTCCATAAAGTCATTGTACTGCTGTGAACCTTTTTCAAAGGTTAATGGAGCAGTATATGGAGCTTCTTTAAATATAATTGCTGTAACTTCTTTACCTTGAATTATGGGCTCAAAGCCTAAAGCTTTCATTATATCTTGATGTTTAATCAAATCTAATATCTCAACATTGCCAGCCTTGAGTTCCGCATTTACAGTACGTATAATATCTCCCAACTCCTGATACATACGGATAGTTCCATTTTGCCGTGCCTCTTTAATTTCTTTCCCTGTTGCAGATAATATTCCCTCGCTGTATTTTGTATTGACATATCCTGGATATTTGGTACTCAAAAAGCCCGTATTCGCGTCTATCATCCGATTGACAATTTGCTCGCGATTATGCACAAACTCATCCAACTTACCCGCCAACTTGGAAGCATCGGCATTTCCTTCTACACCCTGTTTGCGTAGATTGGCTAATATGCCCTGTGTTTCCCCACTTGCATATTCAAAGTTCTTCTCGTTAATTAAAAGGGTTCGCTGGGTAACATCACTAACAGGAACGGCAGCTAATCTCTTTTCCCAAACGTCCGCCATTGTTTCTTCGCCCTCAACAAACTTGCTGTGGGTATCTATCTTTATCTTGCTCCGCTCAAACCAGATATTATCTAATTCCTCCTTATAAACAGTTGAGCGGGTATGAAGCGGAACTCCGTCGGTAACTGCCTTATCAATAGATGCCTTCACTTCTTCGGGAGTTTTGGTGATATGAATTGTTCCATCTGTTGCAATTGAAATATTAGGATTTTCAAACACGGATTTAATTTGGGATTTATCAAATACTATCCAAGAGTACCCTTTGCCCTCTATTCTATTTAAGTATTTTACTCCATCATAACCAGATGCTTTAATATCAGAAACTATTGACTTCAACGCATCTTCGGCAGCTTTCCATAATGCCTGTCCAGATTCCTTGGTTTTTACACTCATATCCCAATTAGCTTCGATTCTTGCTAATCTAAGCGTTTCATCTGAAAAGCGTACTTTGTCCCCTGCCTGTTTTATTATTTCCATTGGAGACCATTCTATGTCATATAGCTCTAATGGATTTTGTATGTTTAGATAAACAGGGCGAATATTTCCACCTGGCTCTATAAGTGTTCGTATTCGTGCCTGTTCTTGTGTACCAAAGTGGATTCCAATGTCGCGGCTTTTACTTACATCAAATTCATTAAAATCTTTAGTAGTCCCGTGATAAACAACTAAAGGCTTGCCTGCTTCATCTACTACTTTACTGTTTTCAAAGCCGACAGGAAATTTATTAATATGTGGAACTTTCGCTTTATTTGGGTCAATTCCAATCTGCTTACCAATTACACCAGCAGGGTCAAGAGATTCTTCTAAAACATCCTTTATCTCTTTCTTCCAAGAGTTAAAGAAATCGTCTATATCAGCATCAGCAACTTTTGCTTTATTGGCACGCTTTGATGTGAGCATATCATTCAAGTTTCGATTGACCTTGTTGGTCATCGTGCTGAACTCAACCTCATCCAAGCCATGAGCCACGCCTGACAGTTCTTCGGGAATTGGAACGCGGGAAACAACCGTTTCTTTCGCAATAGCGCTTTCATCTAATGCTTTCACAAAATCGGTGACATCCCCGTCCGCAAACTTCCATGCATCGCTAATTATCTTCTTGCCTTCCTTCAAAGCCTTCTTTGAAAGACCCGCACCTTTCAACTCCTGCTCCCATATCTTAAGCGCATCATCTAATACAAGATTGTTGACAAGAGCGTGATTGGTGATTTTCTTCTGTGTAGCTATCCATAATCTAACATACGTTTCATTGCTATTTACAAATAGCTTGGACGCCTCAATAGCAGAAGCTCGTCCAGCTAATGCGCGTTTCAAGGGAAATGGAAATTCAAAGTCTTTGATTTTGGCGTTTTGTATAGGGACACCAAACAAGGTCATAAGGGTGGATTTGGCTTGAGGTAGATATTTGGGGTCTTCATCAAGAATTTTCCATGCTTCAGATACCTTCATTGTTCTGACTTGAATATGACTGTAGCCTTTGTTGTATAAGTCCTTCTTCATTGCATCTGTGATTTTAGTAGGAAGAGATGGGGTTACTTCCACCCGTCCAATGCCAAGTTTATTGCTCTTTGCCTCTGCCGCTTTGCGCATTAAATCAAACTTATCTATATCATTAGAAACTCCCTTGCTTTCCAAGAGGTCATCTAATACTTTTACCGCTTCATCTGAATAATTAGAACCATAATAGTAAGGAAGGGAACGGATAAAGTTCCTCCACGCATCTGGATTATCCTTCCAAAACTCTATCATCTTTATTTCATCTATAGGTACTACATCAGACACCATTGAAATAAAGCCCTGCCGAAATTCCAATGGCAAATCCAGAGCTTCACTTATCATCTTTGGATCATTACGCAAAATTGACATCAAATTTCCAAAAGGCTTACCATTTCCATAGAAGGATGCCGTAAGTAGCTGTTCGGCGGGCTGATAGATTAGTCCAAAGCGGGGGGAAAGGGTGAGGATGTTATTTACCCACCAAGAAAACATCTTTTGATAAGTAAAACTCCACGTATCTGCCAATATTTTGTAAAGATTTTTGCCTTCTGGTCCTGTTCCAAATATTTTAGCCCCTAACCAGCCCGTAAGCTGGTCTTTCATTAGCATAGAGCCCCTCCACGCCCTATTTTTGTCGTGAAATTCACCAGAAATCAGTCCCGCAAAGCGTTTTGCGAGGAAATCAGCAGTAGTATGCTCGTTTGCATAGGAATTTGCGAAGTCTGCAACCACTTTTGAAATGGCAGAGTTTATTTTATCTGTATCATTAACTCCTTTTGATGCTAATTTGTCTACTGTAGCTGTAATTAAATTATCAATTTCTGTGCTACCTGTTGTTGCAATCTTACCATTGGCATATAAATGAACATTGACACCATATTTGGATAGCATATAGGTGGCTCTGTCATTTATATCCTTCACCAACAGGGAACTGGATAGTTTTCGCCATTGGCTTGGGTCTACGTGATTAGACATCTCACGGACAAGAACGTTCAAATTGAAAGGAGTGGTTAATGTTGTAGGATATTTGCCCGAAGTTCGGATAATTTCCATTATTTCATCGGCAGATTTGCCCGCAGATTTAAGTGTGGCTATCTCGTCGCCGAGATTTCCCAGCATATCTATGAACTTTCCACCCTTTGCTCCTGCTATTACATCCGTCGGCTTTCCAAAGAGATTTGAAACAATGTTATAAGTGTCTGAATATAACTTCTTGCCTGTTTGTCGCACCGACCACGGAATAGTGGCATCATATACTTCATTCGTTTTAAGGAGAGCCGCAAGGGTTTCCTCTACAACCTTCTCATCCGTTTCTGCTATAAGTTTAACAGCAGTTGGAAATCCTTTTATGGCTGCAACATCGTACTTAACTACATCCTTGAAAATCTTAAATACAGTACCGCCTATTGCCCCACCAATATCTGTGCCTTCTTGGAGGATTGCAGGATTGTATTTAGCCCATTTAGCTAAAGCATCCGCATCTATAACTTTACCAATCGTTTTATCAAAGGGAAGATTTAATCCAACCGAAAAGTCAAATATCGCCCCACCCACAAATTCGGCTGTTGGGTCTACCAAATGTTCATATACTTGCAGACGTTCCAACTCTGTAAGAGGCTCACCCTTTTGCAGTTGCACCATCGCTTCCGCATAATAAGCCTGTAATTGCTTTTCGGGGTCGGCTATCCACGTCCAAGTTGCCCGAACATCCCGCATGCCAATTAAAGAATTTAACTTATAAGATTCAACAAGTCTATCCAGACAGGTCTTTTGTAATTCAAAGCGGGTGTCTGCAGATTCTGCTGTATCGTCCCGTGGGCGAGAATGCCATAACAGCATTGCCTCATTTTGCATATCCGCTACATTTTGATACGCGGCAGTATAAATTTCCTTTTCGCGCGCGCCTGATACAAACTTTTTCTTTCTGCCTAACAAACTTTGAATATGCTTTATTCCAGAATTAAGGGAACGCTGTAACTCCTCTTTGCGGGCAATTGATTCTGTGGTAAGGGCTCTCTGCTCATCTCGTTCAATGTCAGTAATCTTGCGTCGTCCACCCTCCGCCTGCCACTGCTTCCAATTGAAACCAGAAGATATAACTTCATCCCATAATGTATGCACAAAATCAGATACGGCACGAAAGATAAAGGACACGCCTCCTAATGCGATGGCGCTTGTTGGGTCTTTCTTAGCAGAAGAACCTCCGTGCTGTAGCATCCAATACTCACCGAATCTCTGTGAAATTACCCGCGCCCCTTTATCTTCAATAGTAACATTAACAGGATTTTTGCCCTCACCTGTTCGTGGGTCATAATCAAGATAAATGGCATAGGTCTTTCCAATCTCTCCATATAAGGAAGTATCTGCCCCTGCTTTAGGGACATCTACGAGCTCCTCTAATGCCTTTATCCGTTCACCTGTAATCTCTTCGGGGGGCACAGCATCCGCCTTTATTCCTGCAATCAATGTAGAGGCTTCGCGGATTGTAATGTTATAAGCGGAAAATAATTGCTTGGCGTAATCGGGGGTCAAAAATGCGGGGAAATCGGTAGGCTGGTCTGTAAGGGTTTTGTTCGTTTGGGATAAGAAATAGAGGGGAGTATATTCCGTTTTAGGCTGGGTTGTCAATTCCATATTCTTATCATCTAAATATAATTGGTTTGTGCCAATTGACAGACCATCAGCAAATCCTGGAATTTTCCCTGTCTCTATATTTTTAGGGAGCTGTGCATACAGTTCTCTAATTGTATCCCCCTTTGCCTTCAAAAGAGTGGATGCTCCATTGATGTCATAGGCAAGGGCTTTTTCAAATTCAGATTCGTCTGCCGTTCCCCATCCAATTTGAAGTAACCCTTTGACGGGCTTCGCTTGCTTTCCTGCTACTGAAATTCCTGCGGCATCTTCCTGTTGAGTCCGTGCTCCGACTGCGGGCATTCCCTGCACAATCGCTTTTACCTTGTCGGTAAATTCCTTTGTCTTCCAAATAGGGGCATTAACTGCCGTCTTTCCGACTCCCCCGAAAGATGCACTAATAGATGCCGCTAACTTAGCGGAATTGGAAGTTGTTTTAACAGGTGCAGGTGCTTTATCTGTATCAGTAAAGACACCCGTACCTACATTTGATTTAGCCATAAATTATGCGTTTGGAGTATCGTTGATTTCTTCGGATTGAAAAGATGTCTTTGGAGGTCGCCCCACTCGCGAAGAAACCCTTTCTTTGCATACGAACAAAGTGAAAGCGGGATAAGGAATTATATGTTCTATTTCCAGTCCCTTTCCTTCTATCTTCAATATCTTATTCCTAATTTCCATAGATGAATTTGCACAACTTTCTACTGTATACATAACCGCCTCCTAAAATAATTGTCTGTTAGCTTGTCCGAAAATGTATCTTCCATCGGACGTTTTTTGGATGGGAACAGCCTGTCCTGCTGTAAAATACGGGCTCGCAAGGGATTGAGCTATTGAAGAATAAGGGGATAACTCGGATGACTTTCCTTCCGCTAATAGTGGGTCAAGTGCCCCCATCTGTTGTAAATACTGCTGACGGGTCTGTTGATTTTCTGCTGACTCCCCACCAAAATCTTTTAATACCGACAGCAAATTCCGCAGAAACTTATAGCCAGTTCCCATCTTTTCATCCGTCTGTCCTGTGATACCTGCTACCTGCGACAGCGTGGCTAATGCCTGTTCTGCCCGCTCCTTTTCAGTAAAGCGTTGCTTTATCTCGGTGGTCACTTCTCCAGGCGGAATGGGGTATTGCATCAATTCAGGATCGTATTCAGGAAACGCCTCCGCATAATTACGATACAAATTTGAAGCATAAGTCCGTTGGTCTTCGGGTGAGAGATATGGGATTAGAGCATTTAATAGTGCAGCATACTTTGACTTATCATCCATAATGGAAGGTGTCTTACCTAACCACCAAGACGGGGCATAAGGAGAAGTATATGTCGTGCTCCACGTCGGTTTGGGAGCAGGCACAGATTTACCCCCGCCTCCACCACTTTGACTGTATCCGCCCCCCGATGATGGAGATGTGGGAGTTCCTAATATATTATATGTGCCCAATGGACCGCGCCAATTATCATTTGTTGTGGTTGGTTCTCTTGGAATCCCGCCTGGAAATTTTACGGCAATACCATTCGGCGTATCTATATAATATTTTGGAACAGGAATAGTTTTGCTTGGGGGTACTTTAGCAACTTTCTTATATGGGTCGGTCTTTGGTTCAGACGCACCACCAAAAATCCAATTAGACATAGTTACCTCTCATCTTTCTGCTCTCCATCGCCTGTATATAATCCACCGTGTCCCGAACCCCGTACTCTTTCATTATCGCTGTTAGATTATCTGTAGAAAGCGAATTGTACAAATCAAGGTCTGTATCTATATCGCCCATCAATACCTTATTCCAACCCTTCATTGCATTGCTGGCAGTATTAGACATAGACTCCAATGGATTATTCATTACATAACCTCTCCCGTCATTTGAGGAGCAGCCGTAGCCTGATTTTGAATATTGCGCATTTCATTCGCACCAGAAAATTCTGTTGCTGACGGAGATGCCTGACCATTCGGCGATTGCAAACCTAACGGCTGTTCTGGATTACTCGGCTCTTTGGGTCGTCCACCTTCATCAATCGGATTTGCCTGTTGAGCCAGTTGTGCCATTTGAGCCGCCAGCATCGCTTTCGCCACCTCATCCCCCTTATCTGCCATCTTCTTCAAATAAATCATCATCGAGTATTGCAGAGCCATTGGGTTGTCTTGAGCCAGCTCATACATCTGCCGTTCGCGTACTTCATCGGGTTGCTGATAACCAAGATAATCTTCCACAATATTTTGCTTGGCAAGGAAGGGAGCAGCCTGTGTAGCCATCGCGTGCTTGCGTACTTGGTCATTTGGAAATTCAGGTCTGATTTCACAGCGAACAGTAATGTCCGTCATTTGGTCAACTTCCAATGCTTCAGAGAAATCCTTATCCCGCAAATGTCCATAAACGGAAATGTAACTGCCTGTCGCAAATTCCTTTGCCATCTCAATCCATTTGCGTGCACTCCACGTCCAAAAATCTTCCAGATGTTCTATGGGAGTTACCAACCGCAGACGATTCTGGTCGTTCATTTGAGATACAGCATATCCAGACACGGCACTCGGACCTGAACCGAACATCACATCACTAAATCCCGATTGCTGAATACGGGCGCGGTACATATCCATCTGCTTATCAAAGTCGGGTGGCGTGCCTTCCCACTTTGGAAAGCCCGCATCCTCCCCTTCTTTCAAGGATATGGCTGTTCCTAACGCGGGGTCAAGCGCAATCGGTCTGCCATCTTTGGTTCTCACAAACAAAGGCATTGCGCTGTACATATTAATCAGACGCTTGCGGTCATTGGTTAGATGTTCCAACTCTGTAACGGGATGCTCAAGCGGACTTAACATACTATGCCAACGAGAGCTATCCTCCATACTGGTGGGATTAAACAGGGCTATCGTATAAGGCAGGTCGGTGTATCCTTCCTTCTCTTCCAAAGAACGCACGAATTCGTCTTCAAATAAAATAGCGTTGCGGACAAACCAACGCTTCTTTTTAGAGTCGGCTACATTCTCAACTGTCCATTCCCAATAATCATAAAGCTTGCCCTTCTCCTCTAACTTCTCTGTGGGAGTCTTATCCTTATACTCTGACAACTCCACATCATATAATTGCTCAACATCATAGACTTTCATCTCTTCCATACGTACAACGACAAGCCACCGTTTCTTTCCGCCTGGCAACATAAAGATTTGTAGGGGGTCAATCAATTCGGTTCTTAATGGAAGATTCCTAAATAATTGTATAGCTTGTGCTGTTCCATCGTCATCAATAATCTGTGCCTCTTCTGGATTGTGTTCGGAAGAATCCCACAAACTTAAGGAACACGCACCACCATCGCGCACAAAATTCAATGCCGCCTCGTACTTCAAATTCATTTGTTTGCGGTCTGAATTCATATCAATTACAGCCGATACAAACTTTTCTGCTTGGCTGGAAGAAGCTGTTTCGGATGGGGACGGTTTCCAACCAGAAGCCCGCCAAATCATTTCATTAGACAATAAAATACCCACAGCCAAATCAACGGTATTGGTGTAGGTAGGGTCAATATAGCGTTCTTCACCTGGTTTAGCTTGTTCGGTATAATGGTCATTATCATACAACCTGCGCCACTTAACAACATTGCGATGCCAACCCGCCGTAAAATCTTTCGCCTGTTGAATATTCCGTCTTACATCATTCAGAGGGTCGGAACTCTTTTGTGCTCGTGCCATAATAACTCCTAATTTATATCAGTCCGCAGTTCTCTTGGAAGCCACGATTGGTCAGATAAATCCTTTGTTTTCCACGCAGAGCAATGAGAGAAAGGCGATTCAATTCTGATTGGAACTTGACTATCCACTCCCATTGTCTGCACACAGCGGTCACACGCCATAGCCAATGCAACCGCCAAATCAATTTTCTTTTTAGCAAGGCGATAATTCGTCTTGTCCTTTACAATACGGAAGCCCGCGCTGGTATGCTGTGCCACCACATTCATCAGGTGTTCCCGAATTTCATCACTCGGATAGCCCCATAGATTATGATTGTGCATAAGGTCATACATACATTGGGAAGCCTGCACCATTGCATTTCCGCTTTGGGCAAACTCGTATACATTCTTGCCCATAGAACGCAGGCGGGTCATTGTCTGCAACATTTGGGAGGGGTCGCACGCAATTTCCATCACTTTGTATTTATTACATTGGTCAAGGATGTACTTTTCAACCACTTCCAAATTTAGTGGATCGCCTTCGACGGGTGTCCAAATTTTATGAAATACAATAATAACTTTACCAGTAGACGAATCACCTGTAACTCCTATGACTGCCGTACAGTCGTGTTTGATTCCCGTATCCACTCCAACATAAACAGGATTATGCCGATACGGATGTTCTAACCAAATATCAGCACTTTGGGGAAAATGGGTGGAAGCATCATTGTCCCACCATTCTATTGGAATAAATTGTTCATTGGAAGTAACCCATCTATTCTCGTGCAAACGCAAGTAGGCGGCGGGTCTTTCGGTAAGGAAAGCCTTGTCATAATATTCTTGTCCCTGCCACGGCATCATCGGCTCGTGTCCCCAATGCACAAACAGGTCGCCATTTGCGTAGCAGGACAAATCTTCCAATCCCGCAACTTTCTCCCCCCTGCCGTTCATATCCTCGTCCTTATCCACGCCCGCGAGATAAAGGTCATACAATAAATGAGATTCATCAAAGAATCCCGCATAAGATGATACTAACCGCAGAGAATGAGGACAAGTTGGAACAGGCATCATTTCATCCCAACGGCGGCGGTCATCTTCGCTCGTTGCCCCGTGGAGTTCATCCCACGTACTTGCCATATGCCGCCCACCAGCAGAAGATGTATAACTTTTAGTTAAGGTGCGGATAACAGATTCTTTTGGTAGATATTGTACTTCTTCCTTAAGTACCCGCGAATCCCCTCTGTGCTTAAAGTGATAACAAATATCATGGAATATGATACGCTCGGACTGTGCTTCTGAATTTGCACAGATATAGGTTTCGCTATTTGATGGTCCGCATTCAATCATCCACGCATTTATTGCTGCAACCAGCGTGCTCTTGCCTGTCTTCTTGATGTCCGACCAAACTACAGTAGTATATGGAAATCTACCCGCATCATCCTGTTGCAGTATATGGGCGAGGATGCGTCTCTGCCAATCAAATAAATATAAACGCCCGTTTGATTTCATCTCTTGAGCGTCGTTGTCCCAATACTGGGCTACATAAAATCCATAGTCGGGGTGGTCAACCCACGACAAAAAGTCCATCGAAAATTTTGCCACAATGAATATTAATTATACCATACTATTAACAATTTGTCAAATATTTATAGTAAAAATCATATAAATTAATGTGCAAAATTAGAGGGGCATTTAGCCCCTCAAGGTAACGGTTACTTTAGAAAATCAATTTCTTGCAATGCGGACATATCATATGAATAGCCCCACCAACCAAAACAGGAGGAGTCTCGTCGGGCTCTTCTGTGGGTGGTTCTTCTACAGGCGGCTCTTCATCAGGTGGGTCAATCGTAGGTGGATTTGCCAATTTCACAAAGCGGAAGGCAAAAGCATTGTCGTCCCATTTTGTATAGCATTTCCAAGATGCCTCTCCGCCTGTTCCAGCGGGAACACAAACAATATCCACATCCGTATATTCATCCAACTTTGGGTATTCTTGGTCGGGCAACCATCCTGATTTATACAGAAGGACGTGCGTTTTGGATGCAAGAATCTTACGATAATCATTGCTTATGTTCATCCATTGCTTTTCCAGCAAACCTAATGTAGGAAGATAATTAAATCCGCCTTTGTAAATCAGGGGGCGAATCCTGTCCACTTCCGCATTCAGCTCTGCCACACCAAAATCCTGTGGGTGTAACATATTCAAATCATACCACAAACCTAACTGAATATTACCAATATATTTCCCACTAACTATGCCACTTAACTCTTTAACTGCCATCACCAAACTCCTGTTGTAAAATTTTGTAGACCAATTTCCATAAACTGTTTGATAAAAAGTGGTGGTCTATTCTGCCACTCTTTTCAAAATTACTATCAATTATATACTGATAGCTTCCGAATTGTTCCGAAGATTTATCAATCGTATTTATATGAATTGACCCAAGAAGTTCTGGTTCTTCGTCGCGAACATCGGAAAGATTTTCAATCAGAACTCGTAACATATAAATCCTCCGACATAATAGTTGTATCCAAATCCACCATCTTTCCCTCCTCAAATGAAAAGCAATTGTCCATATATTCTTCTATGGGGTCGTCTAATGTATCTGTATCCATTCCCGCTCAATTCAAATGAATAATAATAGGCTCGCCATCTGCCTTATACCAATCGCTTAAGATAGATGAAATATAGGCGCGATCCTTGCCGCAAATCTCTATCATATAATTCATCTCTCTGTGCCCATTAAGTTTCATACAGATAGGCACAGTAAGGATTTGTAGAAGGTCATGCGCCGATACCCCATCCTGTTGTGTCTGCCCAAGTGGAATCATTGCTTATTTCCTCCAAATCATCCACAAGGTCTTTGGCTTCCCTGTAGGAATAAAATTCATCATATTCAAAATCGTCTTCGGTGTCATATACAATATATGTCCCCTCTACTGTTCTGCGAATCCTGGTGCTCATAAGCCCGCGATACTTCCGTCTTCCCACGAATCAAAGGGAGCGTCCTCATCTTCATAAGGAACATCCTCTTTGATAGGTAAATCTTCCGTCTCATCATCATATCCAAATTTGTCGTCTGAATAATCAAGAGAGCTATCCATTGTTACCTCCGCGCATCTGGAACATTAGCATACAAAGCCTTTAGCTGTTCTGTAGCCGCCTTCTTTGTGGGATGTGTGCCCTTTACTTTCCCCTTCTCACTAATTACTTTCCATTTCTTGCCGACCTTGCGAATCTTGTATGGCATCTTTACCTCCGCTTGACCAATACTTATGAATAAACTGATGATTAGTTTCCTGCTTCAAGATGCGACCTGACCCTCCACACATCCAACACACCGTTTCTTCCGCTACTCCTCCACTTACCCGATTATAGTTTCTTTGCGACGCACAACGACCAGCACCTTTGCAGGCGGGGCAGACCTCATCTGTCATGTATTTACTCCTAATTTAGTTTGCATTAATTATATCACACTTCCCTACTTCTTGTCAACTTTATCCTTCTTTCCATTAACTATCTCCTCAAGAGCACTTGTAACCTCTTGCTCTGCCTTTGTTTGAGGAACAGGAGGAGGAGGATAAAAGTCCTTTATTAATCTGCCGAGAACTTCATCACTAAATTTAGATTCTTCAATAAACCTTCGTTGCTTTATCATTTCCAACAGTTGCGGATTATCTTGAAGTAACTCCACCAAGCCCAACGCTACTTGATCCACCTCGCGCTCCTCCAAATCCAACCCGCGTTCACATTCTATACAATGTATAAGTTCGTGCCAAAATACCTTATAAGTTCGGGCGATGTTGTATCCCTTACTTAACAAAATTCTACCTTCCAGATGACGGGCTTTTCCAAGTGCGCCTGTTCCATCTTCTGTCACCAAGCCACTCTTCTTGAATATCTTATAGATACTTGACCCCACCTTTACTTTACCACAATATTTCTTTGCCAAATTATTCCTCCTTCTCAGCTATAACGCCCAAATAATATCCAATCGGAAATTGCATAAGTCCTGGATGTGTAAAAGCGGTAACGACTTTGAAGCCCGCTTTTGTTATCAACGCCTGTAATGCCTCATTTGTAAACGCAATAGGATGTACGGGCGCATAGGCACTCTGATAAGTTTCCGCATTTGGAACTTCTATTATTAATATCCCGCCCTTTGCCATTCCCTTAATAATTTTCTTTAGTTCCTTTAACGGATCGTTCATATGTTCAAGGACATGAGATAGAGTCACCAAATCAAAACGGATAGTAGATACCGCCTCCCAACTATTTACCGTATATACACCCTGCCGTAGAGCAATTAATGAATGTTCTTCATTCCACTCCATACCATAGCAACGGCAGTCCTTCCATTCCTTTTGTATGGCTTTTGCAAACAAGCCCGTATCACATCCAATATCCATACAAGTGGAAGGAACAAAATCGGGCTTTGCTTGTTTCAATGCTTTCAGCATAAGTTCATAGCGGGCGTTTTGTCGTCTTGTATCCCACTCCTCTGAATAGCCCGTCAGACTTTTCACATATTCCGACCTGTACGCTTCCCCATAAAATTTTCGGATTGCTTCTTCTGACATCCGCTCTTTTAAATATCGCACCCCACACACGGGACAAGCAACATACTCCAATGCCGTCCCATACAAAGTATCCTGTCCCATCCAGAAAAGCAACTGTTTCTTCCCCCCGCAGCACGGACACTTATGTACAGTTTCATCAAACTCTATTTTCATTTAATATCCGCACCATCCTATTCGAGCACAAACTTCTTGTCCAAACAATATACAACCCGCTATCACTACACCAAGTAAAAACAGTACGCCAAGAGCATCACCAAGATTTTCTATAGCTTCCCATTTTTTGCTCTTAATAAATTCATCTGCCTCCATACAAACCCATACAACAAGAGATAATATAACTGCAAGAAAAAATAGCGCACCCAAACCCACCATAAACTCACAGATAGTATCCCAAATCATTTAAGCCTCCATTTCTCTAATATTGCCCTATTATATCACACTTGCTCCCTATTGTCAAGAGATTCGTAAAACGTCACCATTTTGATTTTAGTGACATTTTGCGAAAAATGTTTCTTATAACAATACAACTGTACTCATTTGCTAACTGAAGTGAGTATGGTTGTAAAACAAAACCAGCCCGCTTTGAGACGCTATGCGACTCGTATCGGACTGGCTTGCGCCGTTATTCGTACTGCGGGGTCTACGCCCCTTTTCGGAATCGGCTGGGGTGGGCGGCGGGCATTTTACCCGCACTCGGTACGCATTGTTAAGAGGCGTGTCAGTTCCCAAGATTGGTATTCGCGGACGGTCGTGAAACCTTAAGCTATTCCAATCAAACGGCTACACCCACAAAAGAGGGGAGTCCCCAAGATAGTGGTCAGGATTTGCACCTGAGCCTGGGCATGACTCCCGTGCTATCTACTACACTACACACTATCCCTTTCAGAAGACAAGGGCGTCCCCAAGTCTCCACATATAATTATACCATAGATGACAACAAAAGTCAAGGGACAGATACAATATCAGATAAATTAGGAACAGAATATCTTAAGGTGTCCCCTTTTGGATAAGGAAGAATTGGATACTTTAAATCTTGTAATATTTCTTTCTTTATTTCCTTATCTCCTACAATATATACATACCGATGTTTACGACTTCTTGGAACTAATTCAAACTTATCTCCATATGTATCTCGCATATACTGGGCTCTATTTTCCTTTCCCCTGCTCATATCTGCTATGGTATAAGAATGTTTACCCTCTAAACCAGATACAACCCAATTTGTTCTTTTAGCAGATAAACCAGTATAGATAAAATTAGTTGCCTGATAAACATATCCAATATGAGTCATGGCAGTATCAGCATAAGATACAACAATAGAAGGCACGGGAAGTAATCGAAGCGATCTGCCCACTAAAAACGAGGCGGAGTTCTTAGGAGAATTTTCCTTTATCACAAGACGGTTTAATTCCAATACATGACTGTACCATTTATCTCCCGCTATTCCTCTCTTCAAAGGAGAGGACGGAGGAGTTCCATAGGTAACTATTCCCAACCAATTATCATCACTCCATAAACCAAAAGCAAAGGAAACGCTCGGAATGCGATGGGCATAATGAATAGAAAGTAGCCAAGGATAAGTGTCCTTAGCAGGAATTTGTCTTATATTCATAAACCTAATTATATCACATTCAAGCAGAAAAGTCAAGGGTATATGTAAAGGCGTTTGCGACAAGGTAGGAGTTTACACCTAAAGATACCAACAAAGAGCAACCGCACGAGAACCCTACCCCTACAAACCCAAAGGCAAAGCGGTTGCTTCCGTAAAGGCACAAGACCCCCTACCCCCCCCCAACCCCCCCCCCCTCTCCCCCCACCCATAGCGGTATATGGTTGCGATAAGTGTAGTTATCGAAAGCAATCAGATGATGGTGGTATGCGGGAGAAACGAGACACCAAAACCCAGCACAGGTTATACATCCCGACACACAGCGATCCACAAACATATAAGACAGCTTAACTATTAAGCATACTATATAGTTAAGTAAGTCATAATAAATTGGTACTTGACAAAACAATAATAACCTATATAATTTATAGCATAGGAGAATAATATAATGAAACACAAACTTAATAATGACACATTAGATCGTATGAGTGAAATAAGTGATACACTTCAGGAATTTGACCAGGAAACATTTGATACCATTAACGCAATATATCCAAGTGTTGCTGGTAGAATATCTAAAGCACTCGGAGAAGCACAATACTTATTATCATTAAATAATAAAGATTTATTGGAAGAAGAAAATACTATATAGGAGAATAATATAATGAATGAAACCATCATCAGGAATTATGCAGTTGAAAGAGCAATACAAGTTAACGCCCCAAGCATTATAATAAATGAAATTGAAACGCATGTAATTGACATCAATACACTAATGCAAATGAAAACATGGTCCTGTACCGACTTCCTCGCATGGCATTTAGAACTACACGAAGAGAAAGGATTATAAAATGATAGATATTAACAAGGTACAAGGTGAAATTAACGCCCTATTATTAACAAACACTACTACCCACGCAGAAAATAAATTAATAGGATGGATATTACAAACGCTTTTTATGATTGATAATCTACAAGAGCAAATATCAGACTTGCAAAGCATACACACCGCAACAGATGACAACACACTAACACAACACATAATTAAAGAGAAAGGATGATATAAAATGAAACACAAACCAACCTGCCCCAAATGCGCCCGATCCATCAATACCGCTACCTGGAAAACCATCACCACGCCATCAGGGAAAACTCTAAAAATCCTGGTATGTAAATGTAATTCAAATCAATTTAAAATCAAATAGGAGATAAATAAAATGACACAGACAAACCAAATCGGAACACATAGAACCGCAGTATTCACAGATGACGAAGGATATATAAATGTTATATATCATACAACAGCAGTATTTAAATATAATCCTACAGATAAAAAGTTAATACTAAATTCAGGAGGGTGGAACACCCAAACAACCAAGAGCCGAATTAACCAAGCATGCAAGCAATTTAATATACCCATAGAAGTATATCAAAAGGATTTTATATGGTATATTAATACCAACCCCCCAACCCTATTTAATGACAATATAATTATAAACTTATAAGGAAATAACAAAATGAATATAAAAGCAATATTCACAACATACAGCAGTAAAGCCGATATATACGGAAATCGTTATCATGCCGTAGATGCCTTTAATCTTGACACCGAAAAGACGATCACCGCATTAATTGATTATCCTTCAAATTTAAGGATAAAACTAACAGAATTAAGAAATTGTTATACCCGCCCCGAAAACCGAGATTTTATTATCCATGAAAAAGACCTACCAATCCGAGAATTTAATCGCTTAACTAAATCCTGGAAATATAAAACCGACACCGAGATTATAAACGAAATATACCAGGATTAATTAAACCAAATGCTATACTTGCAGGGAGACCGCCCAACCTTGCAAGTATAGCCCAAGAAAGAAACCGATACTTAATAGGAGAAAAATAAAATGATAGATGAAAACAGCACCCAAGAGATAGTATTTTACATAATCAGCACATTAAACAAAGCACAACTAAAATCAGCCATCAAAGCAATTGAAACCCAACAGGCAAATTTAATGAGAATTCCAAAATTACAACACCCCACCACCGACCAATTAAAAACAATCCTGGAATTCCAATTAAAGCATTATAATGAAATGCACAGAAAATTATAAATAGTGATATAATGAATTCACACAAAAAGAAAGGAATATAAAATGACCACCAAAAAATTAACCCTAAAGCACTTCACCGACTTAATGGACAAAACCTATACCTTAACCTACATTGATTATAGAGATAGTTTTGACGAAAACCTACAGCCCATACAAGACGCAATCACCGCCCAAGACTATCAGCCGATTAACGACCAAGTATTCGACCAATCCTGGTACTTCGAGGGACAATGGGAAAGCATTGACTATATTATTAAGGAAAATATAATCCCAGAACTGCTTAATCAAAACTTCACCCAAGACCAAATTGATGAATTCATAGAGGAAAACCGCCAAGAGATAGAAGACGAATTATATAAAAGGGATGATAGCACCCCCATAAAAGACCTGTTAAGAAATACAGCCGATCCCGTAATGTTTTACGAATTGAATTTCGATATATCCTGGAGTGATAATATTGACGAGAATACGGAAGAAATCCGAAAATTCTTAAACCTACCAAAAGACAAATACAATAAAGAATTATACGAACTCGTTGTTAATGCCTATTATGGCGGAAACCTGGTAATCTACTTCAGGGATGACCCCCAAAAAATGATAGAAACCAGCGAATTTAACACGATTGAATTTAAGAATCCCACAATCGCATTAATTGACTTATGGAATGGAAGCGGAAGCGATACTAAATTAATGGATTTTACTATCACCCTACCATACGACCCTAAAAAGGTATTTATAGATAAACTGATTAAGTATAATTATACTTATGAAGTATGCGGGATGACCTCCGCCTGGTGCGACAGCACGCAGGTAAAATTCCTCAAAGTGGAAAATCAAAAACCGCCATCAACAGAAAAGACCGCCACACAACAACACCTGGAAATTGAAAAGCAATATAACGAGACTTTTAAAGCAGGGAGCTGCACATACGGAGACATGGACATGAAACGACACAGAGACACATTTTATTTAAACGAATATCCTTGTGGAACACATTGTCCCCATTGTAATATGTTTTGGATTGATTAAGAAGGATTATAAAATGACTCAACTAAAATCAGCCCAATATGAAAAAGATATACTACGCTACGCCATATTTAATTATGGATATTTAATGCAAGCTGATTATTATACTTATCAGGAACTTGCAGACAACATAGCAAAACACTACGATACAGAAAATCCACAAAATAAAGAAGTGGTAAGAATTCTAAAAAACACACACAGCAAAGGAAAATAAATAAATGAATACGAAAACCTTGACCGAGATAATGACCCACGCCAGCAAATATGCACTATCCTGGAAAAGTGATAAATCCCTACCAATCCTAAAATATGCACTATTCAAAATTGATTTCGGAAATCTCACAATCGCAACGACAAACCTGGAACATTATTTTATCATAACTATTCCCGACACAGACGAAACAGATGTAGAAGGGATTTTACCTGCCCAACCAACAGCCGACCTGCTTAAACGCCTTGACCAAAATGAAGAAACCTATTTTGAAATGGCTCATTACCAAAAGGATTATAAGACCGAACCCGTTAATCACGAAACTTATGGCAAAGAATATACCTGGAAAGACACCTTGATTGAAGGGACATACCTTGTATTGTCAAATGCCAATTCACTATTCTACTTTAAACAGCCATTCCCAATAGATGAATTCCCACCGAATTCAAAGATAGCCGAATATCCCGAAGAAACCATTACCTTGAAATCAGGATTAATCGCTGGAATATATAAATGGAACACAGAATCCGAACTAGACGAATACGACAAATACAAAGCCGAGAAAAAACAGGTTAATAAATTATTCCCGAAATATCTCAAAATTGACGAAGAAATATACCAGCGATCAAAAGATGTATGCCAAGATTATGACTATTCCACACACCCAAGCAAACCAAAATCCAACTGGTACTGCTTTTATAGCAACGGACAGAAAGACCAAAAAATCACCCTGCACGAATTAGAAAATTATGATACAATAAATCTAAAATAGAAAAGGAGTAAAATAAAATGACAATCTACAAGATTAGATACTTTATTAACAAGCGTAAACGAAATGGCGATTTTGATTTTACCGCAGGAGAAACCAAAGAAACCATTGTCATAGATAACCTGGAAAGAGCCAAAGAAATTTATATTCGATACAAGAACGAATGTGAATGCGTGGCTCAATATGCAAGATTTTCGGGAAAATGCGAGTTATTTATCCCCCATCAATTTGACAACGGAGAATTAGCATATTGGGCAGATGACGGAAATTACATAGAACAATTTGAATTTGGAGGATAATATGATTTTATATAAAGCAGTAATGGAAGATGAAACAGGAGAATTAACCGAACATTATATACAAGCCAAAAATGCACAAGAAGCAAACAAAGTGGCAGAAAAATTAGCGGAACAATTAGGATATGATGTATCTTTCGTAGAGATTGCCGCAAATATATTAGTTAATTATATTGATATATTTGGAAATTTAAAATGCAAACGCATAGCACAAACTTATAGGATTTAATGTAAAATGAGATACACCGAAGACCAACGAAAAAATTATCCCACAGCAGACGATAAACGCTTATGGCTTGCACTTGACGAAATAGGCATAGAGTATAAGAAAATCGCAAATATTAATCCCGAACAGCAGGATAAACGAGAAAATTGGATGATACCTGCCCTTGTATTCCTGCCACAACCAGCAAGATACGCCACAGCAGGGATTATATTCAAAAACGATATGCCACATAGCAAACAGCCGAACAAGCGCACACGAATTGTTATGGATCGCATAAAGGGGAAATGCCGAGAACGAAATATACCCTTATTGACTATCAGCCGAAACTTAAGCAAACTTGACCTGGTATATACTATTAAAAAATGGATTATAGAAATGAAAGGAGAATAAAATGATATATAACGCTAATTTTATTGATGATAGAGATTCCAGACACGATATATACATACAAGCAGATTCAGTAAAACAAGCAACAGAAATAGCCGAAGAATTTGCACACAATAATTGTGATGATGAATGGTATCTCGACAATATTACCGAATTTAAGTCACTATTAGTATATTATAGACAAGATAATAATGAAATAGGTTTTAAATTCGCACACACCGCAATATACAAATGAAAGGAGAATAAACAATGCTAAAAACAATCTATCATATTTTTACTGATAATAGAGACGAATGGGAAGACGACCTCAAAGTAGCAAAACGAATTTTCAAAGATTTTGTAAAAGAATACGGATGTGCAAGATTATATGAAGAAGTATGGGATACAGCAGAAGAATATGATGATCCGATTGAAGAAAGTTGTATAAAATCGTATGGTGAATATCCACAATAGAAAGGAGAATAGAAATGACACACAAAACAGATTTTAGTGCAGACGGATTTGATTTTGACGGAAATTACTTTAAAATGGAATTTGACTCCGAAGAAAAGTTAAGGAAATGGTTTAGCGACAATGGAAAGAAGTATCAGCAAATATCCTGTTATGCTCCTGTAATTATGACTATTATAGCGTGCCATAATTCAGAAAGAGGCGAATAAAATGGAAGAACTAATTGCCGAAATATATACCACCGCAGAGGATACCAGCATGAGCCGAATGGAACGCCTGGATACTATCAAAAGTCTTATTGAAGATAAAGCATGGCAATGGGACAAATTACCCTATCAAGACTATGAAGAAGAAATGGAGGAATAAATGAAATATCTAAATTGGATAATAAATACACCCGTAGCAGATTCAACATACCCTAAATATATTGAAAAGATTAAAACAAAGAAATACCGCCCAGCCGTTATTGGTGCTGTTTACTGCAAAGATGGTGCATATGTTTCAGTACAGGCAAGTTGTTCTCATTATTGTTCACCAAGATATAATTATGGTAAGTGGTATGAAGTAGAATGTGGCTTTCCATCTGTAATTCCGCCTGTTAGTTGGAGACCTTTTGCAGAACAATGGAATGTTTCCATAATAGAAAGAATAAAACGATTTATTCGAGCATGCAACATAGTAAGTGAATGGGCAACACAACCATCCGATTATTTTAGAACTTACAGAAGAGAATTTACCAGAATGATACTACCCCCACCAAGAACAACTGTTTATGGATATATGCCGATTGAAAATGTAAAGGAGTTTATCAAATTACATAAAGGAGAAGATACCAAAAGGAGTTTTAATGAAAATAAACAAAGACTTGGATAAAATAGCCAAACTTGCCTATAAAGCGATCCTAAAATGGCACGCACAGGCAATATGGGAATATGAAGTCGCATTGTGGATACCCGATGAATTCTTGCCCCTGAAAGCAGAAGAATTGAATGAAGTATCCGCTAAAATATTTCAACTGATTAAGAAAGGAGAAACAAAATGATACGCAAATCTTATGGTAATTATGTATATGGAGTAGGTGAACCGATATTACGAAGTTGCTGGAAATGCAATCCCGCACACAAACATCTAAAAAATACTAAATTCCTTCATATTTGTTTAATTTGTGGGCGATCTTGGATATTTGGAAAATATTTAGATGTATTTAAAACAGACGAAGAATATAACAAATTCATGGAAATAAATTTAAAGAAAGGAGAATAAAATGGTAAAACTTACAAGTTCGTTTGCAAGAGCATTAAGTATAGCCACTATATTGCAATCAGAGGAAAGGATAATGTTTGACAAACATATATGGTATATAGATGCATATCAAAATGGAAGAGAACAAGGAATTACAATATGGGATGGAAGTCGTATTTGCTACTATATATCAGAACACAGAAATTCGGATGAAATTGTTATCTACAAAGGAAAATATATAATGCAATCTCTTTCAGATGACGCATATAAACATCCAAACTTCTTTACTGGTATTGAAATTGCAGTACATTGGTTAATAGCAGAATTAGTAGAAAAGGAGAATAAAAATGACTAAACCCGAAATCTATCTTGCCCAAATTGAAGAATTAAATGGAGAACAGGAATATCTCCAAGAAATCTATATAGTTGCCAATTCTGAAAAGCAGGCAAATAAGTTTGCAGAAAAATTAGCAAAAGGATGGTATGATGACAGCCAACCCAAGAAAGACGAAAATGGCTATTGGTATAATTGGGATGGAATCGCCTGGAAACTTCGGAATGTTTCAAAAGCGGAATACCTTTACCCAAATGTCTATGATATAAAATCTGGCTGGTATTCAGATAAATATAAAGTGAAATTAGTATTAGAAGAAATTAAAGGAGAATAAAAAATGTGCAAATTTTTCAGTTTTGTAACCGAACCAGAAGGACATGGGGGAGAGAGATTTTACTTTGATTGGAAATATAGAAAGGCGCACTTAAAAGATGATGGGTTAGATAGCCACGACCACATCATCAAACACTACAAACTTAACCCTGAAATCTGCAACGGGCATGAGTACAACCCACTAACAAAAAAGTTTGAAGTGGATAACATCCGAAGCCAAAACGACGACAGGATTCAGGCGGAGGAGTGGGTAAAAAATACTGACTTCAAAAAGATAATTGAGCCACTAATTATTAAACCCATTATTAACCCATTCAAAGACTTGCCCGCAGTTAAAAAACCAACAGAAGCAGATATTGAG